CGGCTATACTTTCGTTATACCCATATGAAGGATTATCAGCTTTAAAATTGTCAATCCAATATTCTAACCTACTCATAATTTCGGATAACTCTACACCGTCTTCAAACTTCTCTAGAACCTCTCTATGGAAAGAGTCTCTACCAAAATCTTTCAGTGCCCGAGTAATATAAATACCTGAGCCCATATAAGAATCATTATCGTTCATAGAGTAACCTACATAAACCTTCTTGTTTCCCTTATGTTTAACTTTAAATATTACCATTTTAGAATATGTATTTCATACTACATAATATATATCAAGGACGAAGCATAGAAAAAGGTACCAAAGTACCTTCATCTAAAAATATTAAGTTTTAAATTTGTCCGTCTCCTACATTTTCATCTACAAAATTATCACAACGGAATGTCATTGTTAATTCTGCTGGATCGTTAGTCTCATAACTAAGTTCATCTATGAAATCAGGTTGCCCAGTTGGAAAGATATCTTTAATTGTAATCTTTCTAAAGATACTTCCTGCTCTGTTGTACATAACAATAATACCACTTCCTACATAATCTTTCTTAAGTCCCATCTCACCCGTTGAAGGATTATAGATTAACTTATACCAATTCCTCATTGAATTGTAAATGAAGTTTTCATTTGCATCGTTGAGGTTAAGAGTGTAATTAATCGTAAGATCTACAAATGTTTGCGTTGGCATACCTGCAAAGGACCTATCTGCGAATTTGTACTTCTGTCCAACTGCATCTACAGATGGATTAAAGTTGTTAAGTCCACCTATTGACTTGATGTGCTCAAGTGTAAGTTGTGTATCGTCACCATTTGGAGTGAACAAAGTTACCTCAAATAAACTTGGGTAAATTGGTTCGCTCTTATTATTACTGGTACGACTCTGTGTATAATGCGGTAAAGCCATGTCTTATCTTATTTTTTTATATATCAAGCTTGTACAAACTAGATTTATCTTGTAATTGTTGGTTCCTGTATGGGTTGTTTAACTTAACCTAGTAATTTATTTGAAAGTTTCTTATAACCGAGTAAAACCTTTATGTATATATCAAACTAAAATCATAAGAAACTTTAGATTACCACTATCCCATATTCTATAATGACCACGACTGTGCATAATCTCTCGTTCTGTCAAGTTTGGATCTGCCCCAGAAGATACTAGCTTTTGCTTAGTATAATTATATCTGTGCTTTCTTATACTATCAACAACACAAGAATATCCAGGGTTTGTAATAGAGCTTAGATCGAATCCTGTTTTTGTATATAGTCCACCAGTTGAATGATCAAGGCTAGCGTAAGTCAAAATTTCTTTTGGTTGATAAGTAGTAATAAAGTAAGAAAGAATTTTGCTAAATCCACCATGTACGTTAGTGTTTAACTTAGATGCAAATCTATACAATTCTCCAGCCTTAGCCTTTTGGTTTAATGCTTTTCTCTTTTTGCCGAAAGTACCCAATGCAATTAATTCATCTTCAAAATAAAGACCAATTCTTGTAGATGATGGTACGTTACCCTGTAAGTGATTTGTAGTTAAAAAGTCTTTAGCTTCATTATAATCAAGTTCTTTTATTGTACATTTTCTGGCTCCTACGGAAGTTTCACATTTGCCTAACTTTGCTGCTAACATACTTTTTACTATCTCGCGTTTATACTTCCAATCATCTTCCCAAATATGAATCAGGTTAACATCTTTAGCAGTGGCTAGGCTTGTCTTATTTCGATGATAATTTTTGTCCTTAAATAATTCACTATGCCAATATACTAATAATTTCTGAGAAGTCTTTCACTGTTTGTGGTTTAGTTATATCAATGTACCTATCTAGCTTTCCAACTATGCATAAAAAAGGGTCATTATTTAAAATAATGACCCCTTTATAATTTATATACTAAATCCTATTGAAAGTTTCCTGTACTAATTGCACCGGTCTTAAGGATTGTGGTCCGCTGTACAAGTATTTCCATGCCTCTCACTGGTTCAATATAGCTGTCTAAGATACCGATGTTCTGATCGATAATAACTGATGGGTTATTACTTTCATCCATGATGTTTCTGAAGTAATAAATTCCATCGTCATCTTGTACAGTGGTTAGGAAATTATCCGCTAATGTTTTAATCTCAAGTCTTGTCTGAGCTGTGTTAAATTCAAACAGATAGTTTTTAAGGATTGCCTCAATTCCATCTTGTATGTAAATTACAACTTCTCTTACGTTAATTGAACTCAATGCAGATTTTGGACTTTGTTGTGCAGTTTTATTTGCAAAGATAGTCGGACCTGTTCCTGCTTGGAATACAATAGGATTAATTCCGAATGGTTCTAAATATCCTCTGTCTTCTTTGTCAAGATTAATTTCAAGTCCAACAACTCCAGTTCCTCCAACAACCCCTCTTCTAACTCCAGCTACCAATGACCACGGTAATGCATTTTCATATTTTGCAATAAAGTTATTAGAAACGTATGCAGCTGGTGGTACGTTTATATTTCGTCCAAGATCTCTTACAGAAATATATGGGAAGTAAAATGCTCCCCAACTCGCTCCTTCTGTCATTGAAGGAAGTGAATATCGTATTGTAGGATTGAGTGATAAATCACCACCAGTAGAAATAAATCTTGTTGATAGTGCTCCAGTTAGATCTCTGAACTTTGGATTGTTATTATCCTTAAAGTCTTTTGCAGAAGGCGCATTTATAATTGCGAATGCGTTCTTTCTATTTTGACATAATTGGGTATAAATTGATTTTGATCCAGACTCAATTCCGTTTCCAAAAGTATCAACGATATATCTGAAGTTAATAACCTCTCTATCTGTAAGTGCTTTAGACAGATTCGTTCCACCTAATGTACCGTTAAGAATATCATTTTGTCTTTCGTTAGTACCATTTGGAACATGTTTCGTTGGATCTAAATTAAATCCTTCGAATGTAAAGATATTCAAATAATCTATCCATTCATCAATTGGGTAATATAATTCTACCTTTTTGACAATTGGATTTGGAAGAATTCCAACCGTATCTACTGAAATTGATGATTGACAAGTTACAAGAACCGCAGTGACACCCAATGGGATCGTAGCGTTAGTAGAGAATGTTTGCCCACCCTGAACCTCATTAATACGAGTTAATCGTGAATGTCCAGTTATAGCTCCTTCATTATGTACTAAGTAATTGCCAACAGTAACAGCTCCGATGTTAAGATCTGTAACATCTATAATTACTTGGTTAGGAAACAGTCCAGAGCCAGCAGTTGTAGAATCAGCGATAATATCGAATGTTACGTTGTTAGCACCAGTTAGTGTTTGTGTATTTAAACACAGTGGATCTGCATTAGCTCCTGTAGTGGTTAAGAATACACCAAATTCTCCAGTACTACTATTAGTGTTATAGAGACTGAACTTGCTTGTATTAGCTACCGGCGTTGTATAAGTATCATCAGTATAAGGTGTTACTCTTACTGCTGGTAGGTTATATGCAGGGTCAGAGATTGGTACAAATGCAGCAAAGCCAGTATGAATATATCCGTATGTTGTTGCATCAAATATAAGAGATGATACGTACTCATCAGGATTCGTTAAGTTTTCATAAACTGCAATGTCACCATCAGTATAAATCCCTGACGTGAATCTGCTATATAATGTACTTGCTGGTCCACCGATAATGTTTGAACTATTATCTGAACCAAGAATATTCTCTTGAACCACTTGGTCAAGGTCTAAAGGATCAACCCAATAGAAATCATCTGTAGATACCCATGCTAGGTTTAATGATGTAATGCCAAATCCAGAAACTGTTATTGAAACAGAACCTGCAGTTACATTCACACCAGTTACTGGTATGTAATTTGCTCCAATTGAACCAAGAATGAAACTTCCAACATTCGTTGGAGTATTTGCGGTCATTGCAGCTAAAGCGTCATATAGTGGATCTCCTGTAGTTCCACTGTATGCAATTTCAAAATCACCAGATGTTAACTGTATAGTGACTGGTGCCTGTGTAGCTATTACTTCTTGATTGGCAGAAATGAATTTTCTGCAGTCTGCCAAATCAGAAGTAATAGGTCCTTCATATGAAAGGAAGTTTACAGTATCGTGTCCTTGCTTTTCAATATCATGTCCAATTAAATCAATACCTCCCATAACACCATCAATGATTTTGTCACCATCAAATAGATCTTGGTTTACAGCGCAGAACATACCAGTTGAGGCTGTGTCAGCGTTAATAAGAGTTTCGATAAACAGGTTATTTCCTAATTGATCAATAAAGTTAGGTAGAAGTGAAACAGTGTATTGTGAGATAACATTTACCTCAGGTTCGTTGAAGAACTGTTCTAGGTAAGTATCTCCAACATCTGCTGAAGTTCTTTTTCTTTCAATACCTCTTGACTTGTCAAAGTATTTTTGATAAGTTGGATCAGCGTTGAATCTTTCATAAGGATTAACAGCTCCGAAGTCTCCTCCGTAGTTCCCATCAATAAAGAATACGTCTACCATAAAGTCAGACATTAAACTATCTTTATTTAGATAGCCAGGAACATTTGCAGTTCCAAACCATTCTTCGGCTGTAACATTAAATCCATTGACGTTCGCTGCGGCTGCTTTTCTAATAATAACAGAAACAGGATTTTGACCAAGATTAGTAAAGTCAACTAAATCGTTTGTGATTGATTGCGATGAACTAAATGTATCTGGTGCTCCTACTAATGATAAGAAGCTTTCATCTTCTGGGTACCAGAATTTATCTTTGTTGTAGAACCCTGCGTACTCTCCGTCTTTAGCTACGTTATTATCCTCATTATATGTCATTGAACTTGCAGAGAACTTACGGTATTGTACTTCATCCTGAGAGTCTAATGATAACAAGTTAAGTGCTAGAATTGGTCCTCTTTCCAAAGCTGATAGACAGCTTCTATGGAAGTAAGAATCTTTTCTTTCTAATGTACGGTCTATATCACCGAAAACTTGCTTGAAGAATCCAGTATCAGGACAAAACACCGGAGTGTTGAATGGTCCTGTTCTTGAGAATCCTACTATAAGTCTAATTTGATTTGATGGGATGCCTACTACCTGGCTCTTATCGAATTCAAATCTATAGCTACCAGATGTTTTAATAGAGGCGATTTTTGGATCTATTGCCATTATATAATATTATTTTGCTTGTGTATTTGATTTATATATCTACCATCATACAACTAATTATACTTCTTGGGCTGGATCATATAATATGATCCAGCCCAAAGATTATAACGATACGAATGTTTAGAATAGTATGCTATTAAAATTCCTTCGCGCCTTTAGGTCCTACGAAGAAATACTCATCAGCTTCGTTGCTAATGTTAAATGCAGGTATACCATGAATATCACCTAATTGTATTGTTCCAAAATACATTTGTTTATCATTCAATTTAGAAGCTGGCTCTTTTTCATTCCATTCATCTTCCTCTACATACCAATCATCAATGCTAAGCAGATATACTTGGCTTGCGTCTTTAGCTCCAATATGCTTGAAATACTTAGCATATGTTTTATTTAGTTTTACCATATCGACACCACCATGTTCTTCTGCAGCGTCAGCCATGGTAAAGCTTAGTGTTTCATTAATAGCTTTGTATGATTTATTTTCGAATACTTTAAATGAGTCAATATACTTAATGTTAATTTGTTTTTTGTTTATTTGATTTATATATCTCTACCATCATACAACTAAACTAAATCATAAATATCATAATTAAGATTTCCACCTCTTAAGTCCCGCTCTAAGATATTTTCTATTTCTGCCTGGACTGCTTCATCGATAAAGTCATAAAGCTCTTCGACATACTCTGTGAAATCCACAGTATTTAAGAATTCAGAAGCATTAACTGCAGTCATAACTAAATCATCATTTCCGTTTTGTCCAGAATATCTGCCATTTGCCATCTTCCCAAAGGTAGATGATTCTTTTACAGTATCTTTGTCATTAAGTATAATTCTATTTTGTGCTACACCTTTCTTAAAATTTTGACAGAAGATTGGCTTATTATCACTTTTAACTTTAAGGCCATAAGATGAGGTCCTAGCATCAATACGATGTTTGAATTTTGTTACAGATTCCTCATCAAAGTCATTACGCTGTGGGAAAACCGTTTCAAGTCTTTTCATTAATTCAGATCCAAATACATTCCACTCAATTAAGAGTTTTACATTCTCCTGGTTAAATACATCGTATATTAATACATATAAAACCTTTGCAAAGTCGTCTATACTATGTTCATTGCTTCTGAATCTTCCAACTTGATAAAGCCCAAAGAAGTCTACCATACTACCTGGAGAAATTACTTTCTTCAAGTCCTTTAGTGCCATGCTATTTACTTGGAAGATATTAATGACAGAGTAATCTCCACCATTACCCTCGGCAATATCAATAGAAAATAGCCAGTACTTACTATCTTCTCCGGCTTCATCTTCAATACTGAAATTAGGATGCCATTTTAAATCTGAGTATATTAGAGATTCATCATCAAGTTCTGGGATGTCTCTATGTACATATTCTATTTGGTTCTGTTGTAATCGCTTTAAGCTATCTGGGCTTAATAATAATGATGAGCTTGAGATGAACTGATTTCCATACTGTCTGTTGAAAGCTTCTTCACTTCCAAGATTTTGAATTTCAGCCTCCATCCATTCATCATCTCTACCAGGAACATCCCACCAGTCTATTCTAAATGGTTTATATTCACTTAGGCCTTTCTCGGCTGCGGTGTATATTTCATAAAACTTATTGAACCCCCATGGAGTACTCGTTATAATTACTTTTGAATTCTTGGATGCTGATACCGTGGGATAAACGTTTTCATAGAAGACGTCAATAAATTGATGTGGAATATGAGCAAACTCATCCATGAATAATAAGTGAATCGTAAATCCAATCGCTGCCTTTTTAGTGGTTGTCTGACCGATAATTCTGCAGCCATTGTCAAACTTTGAATTAAATACATCGTATTTTAGAACTCCAGGCTTCATAAAGAACGGTAGATTCTCAAGTATAGTTTTACCCTTATCTAATATTTCTGTGGTAGTTGCACCTTTGTTCGATAAGATTAGTGCATTCTTATCAAAGTTAAATAATATGTACCACGCTATAAAGATCGAGGAACAAATCGTTTTCCCAACTTGCCGGCTGGCTAGGCAAACAGAAAACCGTTCTGCCGCAAACTGCCTCAGCATCTTCTCTTGGTAATCTCGAAGTTCTATCGTCATAAGACCGTTATCGGTCATTACAGTACAATAG